AGGTCGAATACGATCCATCTTCTTGTAGCCAAGCCACTAAACAGGTTTTGTCATCTTTAGGGCGATTTCTTGCCTTTTTCCACATATTTACATCCCCATATCTCTTTTGTCTAAATCATCTCCAAATAGATAAAATATTTTAGTCCCAACATGTTCTTTTTTACAAATTTGACAATCTTCCCATTCCTTTGAAATTTTTTTAATGTAATCCAAATATCCTTCTTTTGTGTCGAAAATTATTCCAGCATAGTTTTTATATTTTCCGTCTTCTGTTTTTATCATTCTAAAATCCTAAATTTATTGACTTTAAGCGCTTCCATAAATTTCTCCAGGAAAGATTTGTCGTCATACTTGATAAATACCCCAGCTGCGGAAGCCCCACCGTGTACGATTTCTACATGTTTACTGCAACATTCTATTTTAGCAACTTTATTTTTCATTCCATCGTATTTTTCTGCATATTTTCGGTTATCCTCAGCAACTTCTTCCTTGTTCTGCGGAACTTTAGGATTATTCTGGCATGCCCATTTGAGAGCTGGCGACATGCCTTTAGTAAGCACTGTCTGTGGATGAGTAGCCCAAGCGACTGCGCTCTTGACGGTTTCTTCTTCATAGCTCGCGGTAATCTGTGCTTGTTCCTTGAGAGAGATATCTAATCCCTTGAGGCATTCATAAACTGCCGGATTCGCTAAAGATGGTTTTGGTTTTTTGACGGAAGATTTATCGAGTTGTCCGGAAATTCCGGATGACTGCTTTTTCTTTTTTGGTTCAGAAAAAACAGCAGCAGCCGGCGCAGCCTGTTGTTGTTCTTTTTGTTCTTCTTCCTTGTGTTCTTGTTTATGTAAACTGGCTTTACTACCCTGGTTAACCGGCTTTACTAGGGGTAGTAAACCTGGTTTACAGTCCCCATAAATATTTGAATCCTTCTTTTTGGTGCTAAATTCAGACATGTACTTCATATTTTGAGGCCATATATTTACAATTTGAATCAAGTCTGGCATTAATCCGCCTTTCTCATGCTTCCTTTTTATAATCTTAATTAATTTTTTTTCATGTAGCTGCTCTTTCAATTTTATTAGTGTCGGGATTGACACTCCTACTTCTTCGGCAAGAGTAGCATTTGATTTGAAACATACCCCTTTATCACCTGCTGTCATTTTTAAAACGCAATAGGTCGTAAAAAGCATGTGACCAAGTTTCATTTTATAGATGATGTTTGGAATTTCGGTACGGTAATGATGTAGGGAACCTAAATCTTCAATCTCATTTTCTTGTGTTTCAGGAATATAGGATGGCATTTTATGGATTTCCTTGCTGTTAAAGTTTACTTTAATCAACAAAGAGCTAGACTGAAATGTATCAAAATGATAAGCTGTGCATATCAATTCATTATGCTTAGTGAGAATTCAGGCTCACTTTGATACTTTTCTTTTTCAGTTCTAGTTCTTTGAAGGGTGTTGTGAGTAAAAGCATAACACCCTTTCGTTTTTATAGTGATCTGTTTCTGAGATATGATGCGAACGAGAATTTATTCCGACATAGCCGGAACGGCTCACTCACTTTTTCTTTCCCAAAATTACGTCGTATCATATGCAAATCTCCTAGCAATGTTATATGTTTACGCCTAAAATAAATTTTTAGGCAACATATTTCGGAGATACATCGGAGGTTTGTTATGCGCCTGTTGCAAAATGAGAACAAACGTATATTTAACGCCCATTATGGTGCTCGCTTTAGTCCTCACAAAAAACCGCCTAGATCAACGGTTACAATTTTGCTCCTGCTGTTGCTTCTCGGTTTTTTGGCACTCTTTAGCTTTCGTCTGTAGTGTAACAACTCCATCAGTTGCATCATAAATATCTTTAGCTAATCTTCGTCCAGGTAATTTTCTTCCTAAAGCCAATTGTGACATATATTTCTGCGTGCAATCTACTTTTTCACTAAATTCTCTGATGCTCATGCCAACGTTAGCCAAATAAGCCTTAAGGTTTTGCACTTCCATTTTATACTCCTTTTTCTAAATTTTTATTATAGTTGCTTATATTGTATATGAAACATTCTTTTTTGTCAACGTGGTGAAATTTTCACCTTTTTCCATCTTTTGCGTTGACGTAAATTTCACCATTTGCTATATTTGAGTCCATAAAAGCAAAGTTGCTAGTCTCGCTAGGTGACCTGTTAAATCAGGCTAGTTTGTAGCAGGTGACAAAGTGAAAAACATGGAGTTGAGAATGAATAATATTTACATACGAGCGGACTATAATATTTCTGACATGTATCGAGTGATGGTGTATTCAGAATTTCAAGGATATTGGTCCACAAGTGAGTTGTTGAATAAAGAACAGGCACAAGAAAAAGTCAGATTATACAGAGGACTAAAAAAATGAACCGATACAAATTAAAAAATACACGGTACAACTGGGTAATACATGCGAAAAACGAAGGCGAGGCTACAAAAATATTCCTAGAACAGAGTCAGAAGGAAATTGACGAGGATCGAGGAAATAAAAAAAAGCTGTCTCTTCAAGATGACAAAATTTTTGCAAATAGTTTCATTAGGGGTTTATATAAAGCGGGTAGAAAATATCCAAATGAACCGGGATATAACGAGGCTTACGATGATTTTTATGATGACAAAAACAATGAAATGAAATTGCAATGGGAGTTGGTGGAATAATGAACGAAATAGATTATGACGAGTTTGACCCAAGCATGTATCAAGACGATTGTCAAAATGATGATCAAGAACAGAGCTGCCCTTGCTGTTCAGGGCGAGGATGCAACTTTTGCTTAATGTTGGAGAGGTAACATGGATATAACAATGACAGTCGTTAGATTGGGATTATATTATGCAAGAAAAAAACATGGTGTAAAAACAAATGACGAGCTTTGGGAAAAGCTTAATGCGGAATACAGCAAAAATCACCCTCAATGATCAGATTGAGAGTGACATAAAAAAACTTTAATTTACAATATGGAGATAACATGCACGCTTATAGTAGAGAGTCAACACCACAAATAAACCCACGCGGCAACAATCATATTGCTGCACCTGGTTTAAATCAACACATTCCTAAAACAGGAGCCGCGAATATGAATAAAGTTGCCGTTATGCCTACTACGCACGAAACCGCAAATATCGACTCACACTTTAACGCCAAACAGATTGATATACTCAAAAATTCTATCTGCAGAGGTGTGACGAATGATGAGTTTGAAGTTTTTTTAATGGCCTGTGTTAAGACTAAACTAGATCCATTCATGAGACAAATATACGCCGTTAAGCGTAAAGCCAAACTTGCGAATGGAAGTTGGGGTGAAACTATGACCATTCAAACAGGCATAGATGGGTATAGATTGATCGCAGAGAGGACAGAGCGTTACGCTCCAGGGGTTGAGCCAACTTATACCTATGATGAGAAGGGGGGGCTGCTATCTGCGACATCATATATAAAAAAACAGACTGCTGACGGAACTTGGCACTTGGTGTCAGCGAGTGCTTATATTGATGAGTATTGCCAAACATTCACAGATCGTGCCACAGGAGAGAAGAAAGCATCGGGTATGTGGGGAAATATGCCTAGGACCATGTTAGCTAAATGCGCGGAAGCTCAAGCCTTAAGAAAGGCATTTCCTGCGGAGATGTCCGGAGTTTACACAAAAGAGGAGATGCAACAGGCTGATCCGATCGATGTCACACCTAAAATCACACTAGAACAATCCTCTGATCTGCAAATGATATTAGACGAGTGCGATACCAAATATAAGACGTGGGTTTATGAATACATTAAAAAATCATATAACACAGATAACCTATGCGATTTACCCGCCGAAATATTCGTACGCATGAAAACGGCTGCGGTTAAAAACATGGAGCAAAACCATGCGAAACAGAAAGCGGCCTACGAACAACCAGAAACTATAAATATTGAGGCTCTATGAATGCACAGGACTTAATCACACAAATTCGAATAGATGCCTCAGAATGGCTAGAAATGACCGAATCCCCTGATGCTGTAGTGTCGGGGATTCTTGCAAATAAAGTAATTGCATTACAGGACCATATCGAATATCTAGAGAGGAGACTTGAATATGCCAGGATTAAGTAGTATCCTAACTGATCGCGAAAAGAAAAAAGTGTTCAAAATGTATGAAAAAGGTTACACCCAAAAACAAATCGGAGATTTTTTTGAGGTTTCCTCAGTGACTATAGGAAGATATCTGAATCCAAAACCTCCTGTGTCGGATTATTTAGGTGAAAACAATAGTAATTCTGTGCTGACCGAAAAAGAAGTTTTTGAGATTAGAGCATTGTATGTTCCAAATGAAATCTCCTATAGAGAGCTAGCGGAACTATACGGCGTTAGCACGTCAACAATAAAATCGATCATCCGGAGGGAAACATGGAAGCATATTTAACGCAGGGCACAGACGAATGGTTGCATTTTAGAACCAGCAAAATCACTGCGACTGATGCGTGCGTGATTATGGGTGTTTCTAAATGGAAAACTAAACTAGAGCTTTATAACGAGAAGATTAGCGAAAATACTAATACGTTCTTGAATGATAGAATGAAACGAGGAACTGATCTGGAACCTATGGCACGCGAGCTATTCTGTATACAGAATGGTGTAGAAATGTACCCTAGAGTAGTTATTAAAGATTGGGCGATGGCCTCACTCGATGGCATGAGCGAATACGGTAATTATATCGTAGAAATAAAATGCCCTGGTGAAAAAGATCATGCGCTAGCATTATCCGGAAAAGTGCCGGATCATTACTACCCTCAAATACAGCACCAGCTTTTTGTTACCGGCCTGGATTCCGCCTTCTACTATAGTTTTGATGGAACTGATGGGGTTACATTAGTCGTGCATAGAGATGATGACTATATCGAAAAAATGGTAGCTGAAGAACTTAAATTTTATGAGTGCCTTGAAAATAAAATACCTCCAGAATTATCTCAGAATGATTATATAGAAAGAAACGATGATTTATGGAATCTGTATGCTTCTCAATGGAAGTCTATTTTAGAACGCATGAAAGATTTAGAGAGAGAGCAAGAGGAATTACGGAACGAAATAATCTTTTTGAGCTCTGAACATAATACTAGAGGTGGTGGCATATCAGTACAAAAAGTCGAAAGAAAAGGAAATGTTGATTACTCAAAAATTCCAGAATTATTTGGAATTGACGTGGACAAATATAGGAAGGAGCCTACAAGCAACTGGAGAATAACCTCTCAATAAATAAAGGGTAAGTTGCCCGACATGCAACTTACCCAAACTTTCTGAAGTCAAAAGAAGTATATCACTTCTATGATTTTATGTAAAATGTGAAAAATAATGCTTTTCCGTAATCCCCAAAAGTCTATAATCGTCCAAAAAAAGAAAAAGAAAATAAAGTTTGTACAAATACTATTTTTTTAAAACATTTTTCTGGAGAAAACCATGTCCTCTGTAGGTCTAAATATCACTGCACAACAAACACAATTGCTAGAACTTTATAGCGAGAATCCAACTAGGGAGGTTCTTCAGGAAAGTATTTATGAATGTGTTGAGGGTTGTAACAGGGTTGTAAAGCTATCGGTAAAATTCACATCTGGTGTTTTTATTATGGCTGGAGGAATAGCGGGAAGCATGATTGGCGCAAATGTTGGAACAAGTGTCGGCACTTTTTACCCAGTAATTGGACCTAGAATTGGTGGAATTGCGGGGGGAGCCCTAGGGGGCGTAGCTGGTGCGGCAATAGGAGATGCGTTATCTAGACGCACAATAACTATCATAATTTCACGAACAAGTTGTTTTGCTGATTGGAAAAAAAATGCGTTACGAGATAATCTGTATCCTCTATTCCAAGAGATATTGCGAGAGAACGTGCTGGAAGATCTTATATGTCCTATTACACACGAATTACCTGTTGTCCCTGTTAGGACTCCTTGCAATCATATTTATGATATGTCGGCTATAGTCGAGTGGTTACATAATAAAGACGAATATAACAAGAGAAATGTCGAACATCCAAATGATAGATGTTGCGTTTTAGGATGTGTTACCGTATTTACGGCTAAAGATTTAACTTACTCGCAACCACATTTAAGTAGAATTATGAATGCTGCCCGAGATCGTATTGATCAACTGAAAGCTCAAAGTAATCCAGATTCCTCTAGGTTATTAGAAGGCGCTAGCGCCATATATAAAGACGCTGATAATGTATCTAGCGGGGTATTTACGGGCATTATGGATCATGAAGGCAAAACAGCATTTAGTTCAGGTATGAGTTTAGAGCAGTTTCAAGAAGCCAGCAAAAGAACATTTATGAAATTCACATCTACACAACTAGATTAATCATCACTTCAAG